AGGCTTGTTCCCCTACTTCCCGCGTCTACCTTTTCCGCCACCCTCCGAGGTTTTTAATTAAAAATCTTTCGGACGTTCGTCATGGTAAAAAACTTCAAAAGTTTCGCCTTTCTTAGCGGTTTCGTAGCCGGCTTTGAAATAGATAAGCAGATCTTCGCAATCAATTAAATCACGTCCGATAATAGCGTCTTCAGGACATTCACAAAGTGGGCCTACATATTTCCTATCTACTTCATCAATATATAAAGCCTGTCTTTTGTATCCCTCGTCATCTTCCCATGTGTAAATGTCGATTTTCATTTTTACATTTCCTTTCAAATATTAAAGTTAAGGCCTTTTAGCCGCATGCCCGGGCGGTTCTTGGGAGAAAACCTCAAGCAAGTGGGTCGTTATCTGTCGGTTGCGGTGTTTCTTCCGGTTCTGCGTAGGTTTCCGGGTCTATCGGCGTGGCATCGATGGTCAAAGGTTCCTGTGCATCGACATAATCGGGATCGCCGTTATCCTTGATTGTTGCCATATCTTTCTCCAAAGCCGTCAGCATATCGATGGACATGATCCCCCATTTGCTGATCAGTTGGCGAAGCATTGTTTTATAAGCCATGCCGTCAAAGTCTTTTTCCCAAAAAGAGTAACCTTTTTTGGCGGCGTATCCTTTGGAGTATTTAATGGCGTGCGCTTCCATCTTTGAGCGGCTCCAATAGAGGGTTTTTCTAAAACCGTTCATATATTCAAACATCGCGTAGTAACCGATAGTTGAAGTTTTTTCTCGCTCTTCCTCATTTTCAATCAATTTGACTTCTATTTCTTCATTAAGTGGATCATATTTAATTAACTCTCCTTCTTTAATGGCCAAGACATTAAGTTTTTTGTATTGTCCGGAGCGGATAGCCAGCTGGATATATCCCTTATATCCGATTTGGAACTGGGCTACGGTTCGACCGAGTTTGTTATCTTTGAACGGAACAAAATAAAATTGTCCGAGTTGGGGGCTGGGAGATAATTTCAGCGCTTCGCCCAAAAAAGCCGCGGAAAGTATGGTTGCGTGGTCGCATTTGGCCAATTCCGGGTTGATGGACACCGCGGACAAGATCGAAGTGATAAAACGCTGTCCGTCCTTACCGCCGATGACTTCGTTGATTTTTGCTTTGACACCTTCCGACGTTAAGAAATTGCTAAACGTCACTTTCTTTGGCGCAAGGTTGTTTTGCGGTTTTGCGGTTGCTGCTAAACTGTTCATGATTATTCTACCTTTCCATATTTGATATTATTAGAGATTAAGAACTGACGTATCGCCGCTTTTTGCGCCGGCGTCACCCAAACGCGAAAATCTATCTGCTGCAAATCGGTTGGCGCCGGAACGGGATTTTCCGCAACCGGTTTCAGGGCTTCCGAAGCGGCCGGTGTCGTCGTTGGCGTTGCGTGTTCGTATTGCGCGAGTTTTGCTTTTTGCGCGGTTAAACGTTCGTTTTCCTGCAAGGCAGCCGACAAATCAAAAGTTTGCAGAAACTTGTCTTTTATTTGCAAAGCGAACTCCGTGTTCAAAGCGGAAATGGCCTTGAGCCCGTCGCGAATCTTGATAACAGCGGCGTCCACTTCTTTGCAAACGCAGGACAAGCTCGCGGAACTGTTTAGCCAACGTTCTTCAAAAATTTGCTCAAAATCGACCAGATCCGCGATTTCTCCCGCGTTTTCCTTGTAATAACAGAGGAGCTTGGTCTTTTTTTCCGCCTTTTTGCCGTTTTCATAAGTTTTTATCTGATTATCAATGCGGAGGACGGGTTCTTCGACCAAAGCTTGCAGCTCTTTGATTTTGGCTTCAAACTCGGCGTAGGGCGCCAAGCATTTCTCTTTTACCTCTTTGCGCTTGGCATCCAGAGCCTTGATGAAGTTGTTTAAATTTGCCCGGTCTGTTTTGGCGGCTTTCATCTGATCATCGGTGTAGAGCAGATTGTCGTATTTTTCCAAGCTGGCTTTGATGCTTTGTTTCAGCTCCTCGTAGTTAAAGTCAATTTTTTGCAAATATTGACTTTCCGTGGGCGCCGTAATGATGATTTCCATTTTGTTTTTCCTTTCTCGTTATATTGCCGGCAGAATCAGATTCGGTTCGCGATCGTTGATGACGTGATCCCAAAACTCAAGTTCCGCCGATTGTAAAAAAGCGATATCGGGCTCAAAATCCCGCCGGTCGAAATAATAATGACGGACGTTCAGCCGGCTTTCATTTTGCCACTCGGTTTTGAACTGAGCTTTCAAAATGGCAAAATCAAAGCCGGTGACATTCAGATAATGCAGGAGTTGGCAAAAATAATTCTGCGGCACCGCGTTCGCCCATTTCTCGTTTTGCCGGGGGGTGATGATGTTGACGGTCTTTATTTCCAAAATACCCCGACGGCCGGTTTCTTTTTCAACCAGACGGCCATCCAAGGATGCATGTAAAAACTCATATTTGGGGTGCCTGATTAAATCATTATCGGCATGAGTGACCTCATATTCCGGAAAGTCCAGAGCAAACAAAGCTATTAAATGTTTTTCCGCCTCGGTTCCGTATTTTACAAAAGGTTTTTGCGAAACATTCTCTTGTTGCTTTCTGCCGGTTTTTATTTGCCACAAATCGACGTTGGTCATGTAGGGATTAAGTCCCAGAACGGCGGCGGAATCTGATCCGCCGATGCCTTTCTTCCGTTCTTCCAACCACTGTTCACGAGATAGCGTCATCTTATTTTGGCCTAAATTACAAATTAATCAAAAACATAGCGGCAAGGCTTAGCCCGAGAGCAAAAGCGATAGCGATGTCGCCGGCGTTAAGCTTGCGGTCCGGGGCTTGATAGTTTGCCCCGAAGCGGGCTTCCAGCCTGTCCATTTGCGTGTCAGTTAACAGCATTCTCATTGTTCGTCCTCCTTGTCTTTTTCTGTTTTGATGAAATTATCCGCGGCGGCAAAAAATTCCGCCACTACTGCATTCATGCACTCAAAAATTCCCATTGTTTCCTCCTTTGCTTTTCCAGCAACTTGTCACAGCCGTTTGATACGGCTTGCCGTGCGTTCAAAATCTCAATGTCAAAATCCGGATTGTCTGCATCAATTTCTAACTTTTCCGCAAGTTCCAAATCGTCCATGTTGTCGATGTGTTCTTTGAAGCTGCAAACCAGATTGATCTTGTCAAAGTAGGTTGCTGTTTCCTCATAGTCCCAAAACAGGCGATTCAGTTTTGATTTGAGATTTTTCATTTTTTGACCTTGTTTGTTGTGTTTATATAAAAATAGATATACCAAAAAAGGTATAAAGTCAATACCTTTTTTGGTATTTTTTTGATGATTTTAATATCTTATTGTTTTTATGAGAAATATTTTCATAAGTGCAAAAAAAACCGCCATTAGGCGGTGAAGAATCGGAGTCGGACTCAATAATCGTTAATAAAAGGTTAAAATAAAGTCTATTGACAAGATGTCGGAAGAATGATATATATAATATTGGAATTACCCGCTATACTGAAGCAGCTCCGTACGGAGTATGCAAAGCTCGACAAGAGAAGTAGGATAGCGGGTTTTTTATTTGAATTGCCAAATATCAAGTTTGTTCTTTAATATCTTAACCCATTCTTTTTGCTCTAAAGTAGCATTTGCAGAATAAGCATGGTTTACTAACCCGGCAATCATATCTGCAAGCTGAATGAGACGGTTATTTTTTGAGTCTTCGTAACGTATTTTTGCGACTTCTTTTTGCGCTTGTGCTCGTATGTAGCTGACCAGTTCTTTTTTTACAGTGTCTTTTTTTCCGTCAAGCTTCAATGATGCATCCGATAGTTGTGCATGGGTAATTACTTGTTTAAGAAAGAAGTTATAGAATTTGTTTGCGTTATTGCGCAATTCTTCGCTCGTTATTTCCATTTTGTTAACATATAGTGCTTTTGCCCGAAACGAGCATTTGGAAATCTCATTAAAAAATATATCCTTAACATGATTACATGTTTTTGAGTATTTAAATTCGGAAAGGTGGCGAGATAAGACGGCAGCATTATTTATGGCTTTTTCAGCTTCCTCAGCTTGCTCAGTATCTTCAAATACAACAAGAGCAAAAGAAAAATTAGCAGAAGATTTTGCCTTGAATCCGGGATCTCCGCTTTCATCAATAAAAACTAATTGTTTAGTCATTTTTATATGTCCACTTCTATTTTAACCTACCTTTTCAGCGGCGAGGGTGTAGATAACTTTGCCGACTATCGGGATTTCTTCCAAAGTTGCGGGAAGTGGGGGATATTTTTTATTATCGGAAAGAACGCTGATATCGTTGCCAAGTCCGCATTGAACTCGTTTAACGGCGAGACCGCCGGCAAGGCGGAGCAGAAAAAGTCCGTCCGAATCGGGAGAAATGCGGCTTATGTCAACAAGCACCCAGTCACCCTCTTTTAGAGTAGGCTCCATCGAATCGCCTTTAACTTTTATCATTTTTATATTTTCAGGTGCAGACATCGTGATTTGTCGGAAATCAAGCAACGGCATCAACCATTTGCCGTTAACGTTCTCGTTTAAATTTTCAATACCAGTACCGCAACAGGCGACGGCATCCAGCATGTCAATTGATATTGTGTCAATATTTTTTTTTTGTAAATTGCTGATAAATTTCGTGGCCTGATCGATCAGAACGGAAATGCCATCCGAGTGCAGAGGGAGATTATTTGTTGAAAGGTCTATGTCTGTCAACTCTTGTTCCGGTACTTCGAGAATTTGTGCTAAAATTTTTCGCTCTTTTTCAGGAAGGCGAACCGGGGTGTTGTATCGTAAGAATTTATGCATAAAAGCCGGACTGTTTGGACGCAAAGTCAGTGATATACTGTTCAACGTAAGTCCTTTTTTTTCAATCAATTCATTTATGTGTTTTCTAACTTCGGCGGCTGTTGTCATATTTTTCTCCTTTTTTCTATTATACCAAAAAGGGTATTTTTTACAAATAGAAAAATAGGTATTGACTTTATACCTTTTTGGGTATTATTTTATACCAAAAAGGAGATAAAATGCTTTTAGAAAAATGCGAAAAATTCCGAAACAAATATAAAATTTCTAAGGCGCGTTTTGGCGAAATGGTCATGGGGAGCCCGAAATTTATTTTTGATTTGGAAAAAGGACGGGAATGCCTGCCTAGGACTGAAAGAAAAATTTTAAGATTTATGGAAGAGTACGAGAAAGCACAAAAAGGTGCTGAAGGCAGAAATTCTTAAATTTAATCAACCGCCGCCGGATTGCCGGTCGGCTTTTTTATTAACAAAAAGAAAGGAAACAAAAAAATGAACAATAACGAATTAGGCGCAAAATTAGCGAAAGAAACTTTAACCGGTGACATTGCCGCTTTTTTGATTGACCGGCTGCGGCAATTCCCGAAGCCCTATCAGCAGATGAGCGAGAAGGAGCAGGGCGAGCAGATCGAGATGGCTAAAACCGCCGCGCGGGAGTTGGTGAGCAAGGCCGTCGGCATTGTCGCTTCCGGCGGGCGGAAGACCGTGCAGGCCGAGCTGGGCAAAATTACCATAGACAAGGGTCTGAAATGTGAGATTAAGGCCAGTGTTGCTTATGCGGACGAGCTGATTGCGGTTGCCGGCAAGCCGATTTTGATTGTGACCAATTCGGATGACGAATTCACCGGCGGCGAGAACAATCTGAGAGCCGATCCGGATCAGCGCGAAATGTTCAACGCCTGCAATTCTGAATACACACAGGCAGACGGCGAGGGCGTGTCGGATCCGGTAGCGGCCGAAGTCCCGGCTTTGGAAGACCACTCGGTCGTTGATGCCGAGTTTGAAGAAGTCGAGGATTCGTTCCGCGACGACAACGACGCGGCTTAAGAAAAGGCAGCGCAAATGAGGGCGGTTGTTGTCAACATTCCCGGGCAGCCGGTGCCGAAAGGGCGCCCGCGTTTTACAAGGGGCGGGTTTGCCTATACGCCGGACAAAACCCGGAAATATGAAAAACTGGTTGCCGGTCTGGCCAAAACGGCTATGGCCGGCCGCCCGCCGTTTGGCTGCCCGATAAAAGTAATGGTTACGGCTTTTATGAAAATGCCGCAGATGTCCAAAAAAAGAACGGCAGACGCACTGGCGGGTTATGTGCTGCCAGCGGTCAAGCCGGACGCGGACAATCTGGCCAAGGCGGCGCTTGACGCCTGTAACGGTATAATCTGGCGCGATGACGCGCTGATTTGCTCGTTATTGGTAAAAAAGCGTTATGCCGCATACCCGTGTTTGGAAATCAAGGTGGTGCCGGAAGGAATCTTTAACTTATGATGAATTTGAACGAATACGAAAACAAAATCATCAATGCCGATTGTCTGGATGTTTTAAGAATATTGTCGGACAAGTGTGTTGATTTAGTTTTAACTTTGTGCGAACAGCTGGCAGGGGAGTAGGGAAGATGAGATACGATAAAGCACTTTGGGATATATTAAAGGAAATTGATGATATTGAAGACCCAACTTTTGAATTTCTTGCAAGTTGTTTTTCTTACTGCTTAGCGAAAGGTGGACTTACAGATAAGCAAGCCAAGATAATTGATAAATATATTGATAAGTATCGTTATCTATGGTCTGAGTCTAATAAAAACGAACTAAAATTAATTGAAGGAGGTAAAAATGCAGCCATCAATTAGTTTTGGTATCAATGATTGGCGAAATCAGCTGCTTGACCTTGACTGTACTTGTCAAGTTAAGTGTATAGCTTATACGTTATCTATGCATTGGAGAGAAGGGAAACGTTGTTATCCTTCTCAAAGAGTTCTCGCCGAGGAGGCTGGGGTTGACCCGAAGACAGTTCGAAAAGCTCTTAATTTTCTGGAAGAAGTCGGACTGATTAAAAGAAAAAAGCTCAAAATAAAAGCTCTTTCTTTTGATCTGTGCGAATATGAGTTTTTCGGTGTGGACACTGGGGGAAACACTGAGGGAAACACTGAGGGAAACACTGGGGGAAACACTGAGGGAAACACTGGGGGAAATCACACCCCCGAAATAAGGGAAATAAGGGAAGTAAGGGAAGTAAGGGAACATATCTCGGATAAATCCTCGATATGTGTGCCAAAGAGAAAAAATGCGACTCTCGTTCCTGATGACTGGCAGCCTGATGAAAAGACAAGAAATAAACTTTTGAGCAATGGCCTTGATCCGGTCTTAGTTGCTGAGAAATTCAAAAATTCTTGTCATGCCAAGGGATTGAAGTACATCGATTTCAACCGGGCTGTTTTGGCTTGGGATTGGAGCCGGGATCCTGCCGTAAAACGAAAATCTCCCCAAGATGACCCGTTCTATGTCGAATGGCCGGTATAGGAGGGGAGTATGACTGAGGAGCAGTTGAGAACAGACCGGGAACGCGAGTTAATTTCCCGTTTGCTGAACAAACCGGAATTACTGCCGCTTGTTTCAGATTCCGTGAAACCGGAATATTTTGCGGATGATTTTTGCCGTGAAGTTTTCGCTGAAATGCTCAAACAAGGTAAATTCAGCAGGATTTCTTTGGAAAAAAACGGCTTTGATCGTCGTTTGATGGTTTTGCTTGAGGGAGAAACGGTTACCCGTTGTACAACCCGGAGTCAGATTGAAGCGGCCGCATGGATAGTTGTAGAGCACCACAAACAGGCGGAATTGCGCCGTTCAATGGCGGAAATGCAAAGTGACGGTAATGTCGATTTGCAAAAATTGCAAAGCCGCATTGCCGAGCTTAATTTGCTTAATCCGGAAAAGGCAGAAACGGAAAATCCGGTTGAGGATGTATTTGTTAAGGCCGATCGTTTGTATCGCGGGGAAGCGGATCCGCGTAACTTGCCGACCGGGTTTGCGTCTATCGACGGCCGGATTGAAGGCGTGCAAAACTCCGAGCTGGTAATTATCGGCGGGCGCCCGGGATCAGGAAAAACGACAATTGCCGTAAACATTGCGGTAAATCAGGCAAAGCGGGGTAAAAAGATTTTGTTCTTTTCTCTGGAAATGGCAAAATCTGAACTGATAGAAAGGATAGTCATTTCATTGACCGGCAACCGTGTTTCTCCGCGGATGTCTCCGGCAGAAATTAACCGCTGGTTGGAATGTGTCCGTTATGTCGAACGGTTGCCGTTGACTATTAACGACAAGGCCGGGATGACGGTTGAAGGAATTTATTCAGTAGCGCTCAAAAAAAAGGACAGAGAGGGGCTGGATGCCGTTTTTATCGATAATTTGAGCATTTTGAAATCGTCCAGAATTTTCAAAAACCGTTACGAAGAGGTAAGCGAGATCAGCCGTCAGTTGAAAGTGATGGCCAAAGATTTGGACGTGCCGGTTGTCTGCCTGAGCCAGCTGAACCGTGCCCTGGAAGCGCGTACCATGAAAGCGCCGACTTTGGCCGATTTACGGGACAGCGGAAGCATTGAGCAGGATGCGGACATGATCGCGTTTGTTTACCGGCCGGAATATCATCTGGCGCAAGCAGAGCCCGATGACAAAATGTCGGCAGAGTATTCCCGATGGCTTGGAACCATGGAGAAAGTACGCGGTAAAGGTGTTTTTATCGTAGCAAAAAATCGACGTGGAGAGTTAGCTAACATCGAACTGAAGTTTAATGGTTATCAATACAGATTTACGGAGGCGGCATGACAAAAACGGAAGAAGATAATTTCAAATCTCTTGGGGAAGTCTTGGGAAATGTTTTGGAGAAAATTAAACCGACGGGGCGAAGAAAGTAGGTGCGTGATGGTTGATTATATAAACAAACAAGATTGTGAATGTTTGGGGTTCATCCGTCTTCAGGATGGAACGTTATATCGGCAGAGTGTACTTGAGAAATATAAATCCAAAGGTTGGTTATCTTTTGGGGATTCCAGATATTCTGAGGATGATCGTATGAAAGCAGGCTGCCGGATTGCTCAAGATTATTATCACGGCCGTTTTGTAGCTGAAGGTATCATTGATTACACCAAGCCCCGGGTCGATAAT